TAGTTCAATACCTATCACTTTTACTAAGGGAGACTTCATTCGTATGGGAGTTCATCATGACCATAACCCTGATAATGATTTGATTCTGAGTGTCGGGGGAGTAGACCATACAGGTTATTTTAATGCACTATCTTTAACCTACCTCGGTTCATAACCCGATAGGTTATTATTTATACATCTAGTAGAGGAGTTCACAATGAACGCACAGCAAAAAGCAATGCTCGCATCTTATGGTCGCTCATTCTTGGCGGCAGTCACAGCAACTTTTATGGCAACAGGGGGAGACCTGTTCGCTCTTGATGCAGATACAGCCAAGGCAATCTTGGCTTCAGGTATCGCGGCAGTCCTTCCAGTAGCACTTCGCTACATCAATAAGCAAGACCCAATGTTCGGCAGAATTGCTGAAGTCGTAGCGGCTGAGGGAATGAAGAAACTCACCAAGAAGGCACCTGCTAAGAAGGCAGTCGCAAAGAAGTCGGCAAAGTAATGGCAGAGAAAGGCTCAGTTGAACTTTTCCTTCAAACCGCTTTCAAAGAAATCGGAACGATTGAAGGTCCAAAGGATAACGAAACAAAGTACGGGGCTTACACAAAGGCTAATTTTTTACCATGGTGCGGAAGTTTCGTCATGTGGTGCGGGAATGAAAGCGGCGTAAAGATTGTAAATACAGTCTCAACTTTGGCTGGCGCTAATGCCTATAAGAAGGCTAACGCTTGGGAGGATGCAGAAACAGCAACTCCTCAGCCTGGGGATATTGCCTATTTTGATTTCCCGATGGATGGGGTCAATCGGGTTTCTCATGTAGGAATTGTTTTGAAAGATAACGGTGACGGAACAGTTACCTGTATCGAAGGAAATACCAGCCCCGACAAGAAAGGTGACCAGCGAAACGGTGGACAAGTTGCCAAGAAGGTTCGCGCTTACAAAAAGAGCGCCAAAAAAGGATTACCTCTTGCAGTTGTCGGCTTTGGTCGCCCTAAGTTCAAAGGATAATCATGGCAGAACACGAAGTAACCCTCGGGGAAATAATGCGTAGGCTTGATGACTTGACTAATGAAGTCAAGCAAATCAACACAAACATTGGTGAGACTTATGTTCGCCGTGATGTCTACTCATCTGATTCTGCTCGCTTTCAACAGGCAATGGAGTCAATCCTTGACCGAGTTGAAAAAATGGAATCTCGCTCTGAATGGGTGGTTCGTACTGTCGGCGCTTTAATCATTGCAACAGTTGTCGGTGCATCCGTATATGTTGGGCAAATCATCGGCTTGTAGGACTTGACATACCCAACTGGGGGTGTGTAACCTCTCGCTATGAGAGGAGCAATATGACAACACAACCAGAAATCAACGAGTTCGACAATCCCGCTGTATCTTCAATTTCAGCGGAAAATGAGGGTTTTGTAGTTGATACAGACCAAAAGGCTGATTGGGCAATTCGCAAATTAGCAGTCATTCGGCGGAAGCAAGCCGAGAATAAGGCTATCTATGATGCAGAGGTTATCCGCATCACGGAATGGCTTTCAACGGTCAATACGACCCTAGACCGAGATGCCCTGTACTTTGAGGCAGTCCTGACCCCATACGCGCTCCTACAGCGCTCTGAAGGTCGCAAAACGGTAACTTTGCCCCACGGCACACTCAAGACTACGGCTGGTCAGCCAAAGATTGAGTTCAAAGATGAATCTAAATTCATTGAGTGGGCAAAAACCAATGACCCAACACTTCTTAAAATCAAAACTGATGTAGACAAAACCGCGTTAAAGGCTTTGATTACCGAAGAAGGTGTAGTAATATCAACCCAAGGTGAAATTATCCCAGAAGTAACGGTTATCCCAGCCGAAACTTCAGTCAAATTCGTAACCGAGTAGAGAGAGAAGGAAATGCCAGAAACCAAAACACTATCAATTGCTCAAGCCCTGAATGAAGTAATGAAGGAAGTTGGAGCAGTTAAGAAGAATGACCGCAACGCATCCCAAGGATTTAATTTCCGTGGCATTGATGCAGTTGTAAACGCAGTATCCCCAGCCCTTCAAAAGTACGGCGTGATTGTGGTTCCCTCAGTTGAGGACTACGAATACGCTTCAGTTGAAATCGGCAAGAACCGCACAGTTATGGGTCATGTAAAAGTTAAAGTGACCTACACATTCATTGGCGCTGGTGGCGATGCAATCAAAGCCACGGTAGTAGGTGAGGCAATGGACTCAGGAGACAAGGCAACCGCTAAGGCAATGTCCGTAGCATTTCGTACCGCCCTCCTACAAACGCTATCACTACCAACTGACGAGCCAGACCCAGACAGTCAAAGTTACGAGCGTTCTGAAAAAGTCGTAGTAGATACAAAGTTACTTGCTCAAGCAATTGCTGAGGCATCTGACCTTGAGACACTTGCAAAGTTGGGCGCTTACATCACAAAGCATAAGGATGCAGTTGAGCCATCTATTCTTGAAACTCTACGAATCTCATTCAAGGAGGCTCAGAACCGTGTTGGCACTTCCCCAGTAGTTGAAACTTCAACCACTAAGGAGTCAAGCGATGACACAGTTAGCGTTTCCTGAAGTTCCCTATAGCGGTACATCGGGCTGGTCAGGTTCAGATTCATCCGAGGAAAGAGCGAGAGTTCAAGATGCAGATGGAACTACAGGTAAGCGCCAAATCGCGGCGCTTACCTACCTAGCCAGACAAGGCACCGAGGGAGCCACTTGGAAAGAGTTGGCTGAATACCTTGGACTTCACCATGGGTCGGCATCGGGTGTATTGTCCGTTCTCCATCTGACCGAGCGGATAGCGAGATTGAAAGAGACTCGTAATCGTTGCAAGGTCTATGTGTTACCCGAGTTCGTACATAACCGAAAAATTGAAATGCGACAGCAAAAGAAATCGTGTCCGAATTGTGGACATCACTTCTAAATCTTGAGGAGAGAGAATGACTTGGGTAAAAATTGATGATTCGTTTCCTGACCATCCGAAGATAAAAGGATTGAAGGATGATGAGTTTAGGTTGTATATGACGGCTCTTTGTTATTCCAGCCGCTATCTAACTGACGGCGTAATCCCGTTGAACATCGTTCGAACTTTCATTGAATCTCGTTCCAAGTCGTCTCGAATCTCTGCTCTAGTTGATGCGAACCTCTGGGAAATCGTGGCAGACAATGTAGTTATTTTGTCCTACTCCGAGTATCAATTTACTAAGGAAAGAATAGAAACCGAGCGTAAATTAGCCGCTGAGCGAATGGCTAAGTCCAGAGGGTTACGGCGAACAGATACCGTAACAGATGGCGAAGTTCAACCGCCCCATACCCATCCCATACCCATACCCATACCCATAAAAGATATAAAGATAGCGAATCCTTCGGATTCTGAGTTCAATTTGTTTTGGGCTATCTATCCAAGGAAAGAAGCAAAAGGCGCAGCAAGGACAGCATTTATCAAAGCCTGTAAAAAGGCTTCAGTTGATGCCATCATTGAGGGAGCAAAGAGATTCGCTTTAGACCCTAACCGTCAGGCTGAGTTCACGGCTCACGCATCTACTTGGTTGAATCAAGAGCGCTGGACAGATACACCTCTGCCACAAAGAGGCGGGGCGATGACTCGTACCGAGAGTTCAGTTTTGCGAGCGCTAGAGATTGCAGAGAAGTTTAGTGCTGAAGAAGGAAAGGCTTTAGACAATGAACCGTTCTGAAGTAGCACAACTTTTTGCCTACGCTTGTCTTTTTGATGGTCGGCTTCAAGCCGATGAGGGAAAGATTCTTGCGTGGGATGCTGCACTTTTGCCTGATATGACTTTTGAGTTCGCAAAGTATTTTGTGTCGGTCCATTATATGAATGACGAAAAGGTTATTGCCCCAGTATATTTCAACAAAGAGTGGATTCGACAGCGACAGAATGAAAGAGACCGAGAAGCGACCCAGCGCTATATGTTGGAGTTGGAAGATACTCGGTCAAAAGCGGCAACACCAGAGCAAGTCAATTTTTACATGGCTCAGATTCGTGAGTCCTTATCGAAAGGTAAAACCAATGCTGATATGGAAACGGATTCTGGAGAGGTGGCATCTGACCTATGAAGATATTCCGATTTGCAGATTGGCTTCGGTCACGGCGCTACAGACGAGCGAACATATCTGTTCTGGTTGCACAGAATCTCTATCGAACGCGAGACTCCAATGGCAAAACCTAAACTCAAAGTAGGCGATGAAGTTCGCTTCACGGTTTTCTACCGAGCAAATTACCGATGTGAAAAATGTGGCGGGCTGGAAGATATGTTCGGCTGGTCAGTTCATCACAGAGTTCCACGGGGGATGGGCGGCTCACGCAATGAGCGATTGCACCTTCCCGCTAACTTGATTCTTCTCTGTGGCTCTGGAGTTACTGGATGCCACGGCTGGGTTGAGTCTTACCGAGACAAGGCTAGGGAGCGAGGATTCTTGCTCACCAAAGTTGATTCGGCTGAGGAAATTCCATTCATTGACGATAACGGAAAAGCGTGGAAAATCTTTAATGACGGCGAGAAATGGGAATTCGACAGGAATACGGGTGACCCTTATCTTTAACTCATGGATTGCCTATGCAGAACCGATGAACACGAACAACTTGTCTACCGCCTTGAGTTGGCGCAGCGCCCTTGGACAACCAATGGCGAACGCGCTGGCAACAGGTGGGAACGGGCTGAGTTGGTCAAGACTTGGCGCTCGGCATTTTATGTTCTGGCTAAATCAGAAAAGATGCCCGAGATGGAGTGGATTTCGGTTACAGTCGAACCTCATCAAAAGGGTGGTCGCCTACAGGATGTAGGAGCGTGTAACCCAGCGGTAAAAGCGGCAATTGACGGAATCGTTGATGCAGGTGTTTTGCCAGATGACTCATCTAAGTTTATGAAGTCTCTGATATTCCTACCTCCTCAAAACGATAGGAACTCATTGGTTCTCTACATCAGAGGGGCAAAGAAAGAGAGGAAAGTATGAACTGGAACTTAATTTTGACGGTAGTAGGATTATTTACTACTCTTGTATTATTCGCACCTATCTTCATCGCTTACGCACTTGCTTACCAAAAAGCAGTCATGAGCGCAGAGTTAGAGGCGATTAGGCAAAATAAAAGGATGTTTCATCCAAGCAATGACGACATCAATTGGGAAGAAATCTTCGAAGGAGAGAAATAATGAGTGATATACAGACAGCAGAACAATTAGATGGTCGTGGTTTAGATGAAGTTCGCTTGCTTACAAACGCAATGCGAGAACACCAAAATCAGATTTCTGATTTAGGCAAGCGCCGTAAGCAGTTGATTTTGCGACTGCGTAAACAGCGCATCACATATCGTGAGATTGCAGATGCAATGGGAGTATCTGAGCAGTTGATTTACAAAATCATCCGCAACGATATTGACCGAGCGCCAGTTTATGACGAAGCAGGAAACTTAATACGCCGTAGAGGTCGCCCAGCAAAGCCAGCATTGTAAGCCTTTACTTAAGAGAGGGTTAGGTAAAGGTTAATGAAAGCCAATATCCAAACTGGCAATATCCAAAGCGTTTCAATCAGTTCGCTAACCGCGTATCCGACAAACCCGAGACGAGGAGACATAGATGCCATTGCATCATCGCTTACTGCTCACGGTCAATATCGCCCTATCGTGGTTCAAGCGAGTACCAAGTTTGTACTCGCGGGTAATCACACTCTTAAAGCGGCTAAGAA